ATCCGGACAGGCAGCGAAGAAGCTAGTTAAGCACGGAGATGTTCGTTCACTTTCTATTTGTGCCGGTCAGCTTAAACAGGCCGGAGCGAATGTGATGTATGGCGTTATCTATGAACTGAGCCTTGTTCTGGCTGGAGCTAATCCGGGAGCTTTCATTGATTCTGTTATGGCTCACGGTGAGACTTCAGAAGACCGTACCATTATTGGATATGACGAGAACATTATGATTTATCATTCCGCCGAGGAGGATGACAAATCCGAGGAAAAGAAGACGGAGGAGAAATCCAAATCTAAGGAAGATAAGACTTCTGAAGAAAAAACTGAGGAAGATGACGAGACAATTGAGCAGGTATTTAATACCCTCAACGAAAAGCAGAAAAATGTGGTTTATGCAATGATCGGACAGGCTATTGGGGAAACCGATAAGCCTGAAGATAAAAATGATGACGATTCTAAAGGAGGAAATACCGAGATGAAGCATAATGTGTTTGACAACGATAAGAAAAACGAAACCGGTGGCTTTCTGACGCATTCCGCACAGGAAGACATCATCAAGGTGGCGAAGACCAGCCAGGTTGGTACTTTCCAGACAGCGCTTCAGCTTTATGCGGAGCAGAACGGTCTTCAGCATGATGCTGTCAGCGGCGGATTTGTTCAGACCGGCGACGGAAATGTGACGAGTCTGTTCCCGGAATATCAGGAAGTGCGTCCGGGGGCTCCTGAACTCATTACCAATGACCAGGGCTGGATTACTAATGTGATGAAGAAAGTACATAAGAGCCCGATTTCCAGAATCAGAACCAGCCAGACCGATATTCGCGGTATTGATACACTTCGCGCCAGGGGCTACAAGAAAGGAAAAGAGAAGAAGCAGGCCGGAAATTTCAAGTTGGTACGCAGAACCACCGATCCGCAGACCGTTTATGTGAAGAATGCTCTGCATCGCGATGACATTGTCGATATCACGGATTTCGATTATGTAAAGTATCTGTATGACATCGACCGCCTGATGCTCAATGAAGAGCTGGCTATTGCGATGATGCTGGGGGACGGTCGTGATGATGGTGATGAGGGTAAGATCGATCCGGATAAGATCAGACCTATCTGGACCGATGATGACCTGTATACCATTCATGCAGATTTGGATGTTGCCGCCGCAAAAAAGGAACTTCAGGGTACTAATACCGGCGTGAACTTTGGCGAGAACTATATTTACGCTGAAGCAATGATCAATGCGGTTTTGTATGCAAGAGAGGATTATAAGGGTACTGGCACTCCCGATATGTACATCACTCCTCACATGCTCAATGTAATGCTCCTGGCTCGTGATATGAACGGCCGCCGCATTTATAGCTCTAAATCGGAGCTGGCTTCTGCTCTGAATGTCGGGGAAATCCATACGGCTGAGCAGTTTGAAGGCAAGACCCGTAAGACGGACGACAGCAAGACCAAGAAGCTGCTTGCTATCATCACGAACCTGAACGACTACTCTCTTGGCGCTACGAAGGGCGGCGAAGTTACCCACTTCACACAGTTCGATATCGACTTTAACCAGGAGAAGTCCCTTCTGGAGACAAGATGCTCCGGCGCTCTGACCAGAGTGTACTCTGCAATTGCGATTGAAGAGGACGTAACGGTAAACCCCTAATCGACTTCTCCGTTAGTCCCGAAGATGGAGAAGTCAATCTACTCGGGAAAACAGTAAAATCGTTACAGGAGAATATTGTTATCGGAGAGTCCGAGATTACCGGTACATTGAAGCATGTTACTGGATACACGGGATTCAGCAGTAATACCTCTGAGCAGGAAGGAAACTATCTTGCTTTGAAAGTGGACGCTGATTCGGAAGATGCGGTTGTGACCATCGAACTCGTAGGCGGCACGAAAGGACCGGTTACGCTCGATGACGACATGAACATCGTACTCCTTATTAAGAATAAGGATACTCAGAGCATTAAGGTGACGGTAGACGATGGGAAAGATTCCGCTACGAAGACATATGGACTTACCAGATTGATTTTGGAGACAGAGTAAAGGAGAAAATTCAAAATGGCAAAGTTTTTTGGGAAAATCGGTTATGCAGTATCAAAGGATGTTCGTCCGGGGGTTTGGGATGGGGAAATTACTGAGCGAGAGTATTTCGGCGATTTGATTCGGAATACCAGTCGGTATCAGACTTCCGATAAACTCAATGACGATATCAACATTTCCAATGAGATCAGCATTGTGGCCGATCCTTTTGCTTATCAGAATTTTCACGCAATGCGGTATGTCGAGTTCATGGGAGAGAAGTGGAAGATTTCCAGCGTTGAAGTACAGTATCCGCGTCTGATTCTGACGGTAGGAGGTGTATATAATGACTGATCGACGACTCGCATTCCACAATCTACTGTGCGAGATTTTATCTTGCCCGATAGAAGGCGAACAGTGCCGATGTTATTTTCAGCCTCCGGAATCTATTAAGATGAATTACCCCGCCATTGTATATAGCCTTGATGATATAGACAAGACATATGCAAACGACGGGGTATATTTATCTAATCGAAGATATGCCGTTACCGTTATTGATAAAGATCCGGATACATCCTTGGTGCGGAAAGTAACGAATTTACCGATGAGCCGGTTTGACCGGCATTTCAAAAAAGATAACCTGAATCACTACATTTTTAATGTGTATTTCTAAGATTGGAGGAATAATTCAATGAGTAAGCTTATTTGGGATAAAGTTGGGGAACGCCTCTACGAAACTGGTGTTGATCATGGTGTTCTCTACCCGATTCAGACGGGTGGACAGTATAACAAAGGCGTTGCTTGGAACGGTCTGAGCGCGGTGACAGAGAGTCCTTCCGGGGCAGAGCCTTCCCCGATCTATGCGGATAACATCAAGTATTTGAACCTGATGTCCGCAGAGGATTTCGGCGGAACGATTGAGGCTTATACTTCTCCGGATGAATTTGCGGAGTGTGACGGTTCCGTCGAAGTCGCTCCTGGTGTCTTTGCAGGACAGCAGAGCAGGAAGCAGTTTGGACTTTCTTATCGCACCATTCTTGGCAATGATGTAGATTCCAATGACTATGGTTATAAGCTGCATCTTGTTTATAATTGCCTTGCCTCTGTTTCTGAGAAAGGCTATACCACTGTGAATGACAGCCCGGAGGCAATCGCTCTGTCCTGGGAATTCAGCACGACTCCGGCGGAGATTGCGAAGATAATCGATGGTAAGAAGCTGAAACCCACCGCAATCCTTACACTGGATTCTACTAAGATTGATGCGAAGAAGCTGGCAGCTCTGGAAGAAATCCTGTATGGTAAAGACCCGACTACTCCAGAGGGTAACGATGGCGTTGATCCCAGACTGCCGTTTCCTGATGAAGTGATTGAACTTCTGGCTGCTGAAGACCTCCCTTAATGAGCCTTTCTGTTAAGCCTGAAGACGGAGAGGCTGTTTTATTTGGAAAAGCAGTGAATGAATTGCAGAGTGATGTGGTTGTTGCTGATGATGAAGTGACAGGCACTCTGAAGTATGTCAATGGTTATGTTGATTTCAGTAGTAATACTTCTGAGCAGGAAGGAAATTACCTGGCTCTCAAGATTGAGGCTGAGCCGGCTGAAGCAGAGACGGTTGTTGAGCTCGTAGGCGGTACTAAGGGACCGGTTGCGCTAGATGACGACATGAACATCGTACTCCTTATCAAGAATAAGGATACTCAGAGCATTAAGGTGACTACCACACACAACGAGGAAAGCATCACGAAGACTTATGGTCTTTCTGGGCTTACCTTGGAAACAGAATAACGTATAGGAAGCCTCGTATTCAATGTGCGGGGTTTCTTTTTATTTGAAAGGAGAAAAATTATGCTGAAGAAAACCATTCCCTATATCGATCTGAACGGTGTCGAAAGAAAAGAGGATTTCTATTTCCATCTGTCAAAGCCGGAAATTGTCAAGATGCAGACAAGCGTGAAGGGCGGCTATGATGTACAGCTCAAAAGTATTGGTGCCGGCGCTGATGGCGGCCAGATTATGGAATTCTTTGAAGATCTCATTAAGAAAGCTTACGGTGTCAAGAGTGAAGATGGCCGTCGCTTTATGAAGTCTGAGGAGATTTCCAGATCCTTTATGGAATCTCCTGCTTATGAGATTCTCTTTGAGGAACTGGTTACGAATGACAAGACAGCAGCAGACTTTGTGAATGCGGTGATGAACATCGGCAATTCTGCCACAGCTCCTGCAATTGCAGCAAACACTCAGAATTAAAGGAGAGGTGAGAGATGCTCCGAATCACAATACCATCCACGGAATTCTGGGATGAGGTGAAGCAAGAGTTTGTTTACACAAAGGCTCAGACCTTGCAATTGGAGCATTCTCT